CATCCTCTTTTGACGCGGGACAAGGACAGCCGGGGGCGGTACACGAATAAGGCGGTCTGGAAGAAAGTATCGGAACTCAAAGACGGAGACATCGTGAAAGTGGGGGCCTATCTCGCAGATGGGAGGCCGAGCGGATTCTCCTCGGATGAAATCAAACTCCTCGCATATATTTTGGGGGATTCAAAGATATTCGATTCTGGGATTCAGTTCATTTCGAGTTACAAGCGCGTTGTGACGGACTTCAAGGAAACGGCGAAGAAATTCGGCGTGGTCAAGTTCCGGGAGCATGACAAGGGCGACCTTCATTGTGTCGTAGCTGAATCTCCCCAGATAATCGAACTCGTCAATAAGGCGGGCGTCCGGGAGAATGAGGGAGAGCGCGAACTTCCTCCTGCCCTCATACAGGGTGCTGAGGAGGAGGTCGCGCTTTTCCTAAACCGAATCTGGGCTACTTATGGCTCGGTCAATATCGGGCATAAGCTCTCAATCAATTTCACGAACCCGTCGCTGAAGCTCGTCCGGGGAATTTGCGATATGCTGACCCGGTTCGGGATAATCTCCCGCTATTACACAAACGACGGGAAGTACAAAAAGGAAATGAACGCTCAGATTTATCGGGTCTCGATATCAGATACGACCTCGAAGCAAATCTTCATCGACAAGATAGGGCGGTGCGGCCTCCATCTTGAAGGCTGTCAGATGGTGAAGGGGAATATGGGGAAGCGGTTCGAGTGGACGAACATTGAGAAGATATCTCAGGAGGGGGAGGAGGAGACATTCGACATCGAAGTCCCGGAGCTTCACAATCTCGTCGTCAACGGTATCGTCTGCCATAATTCGATATCGGAGAGGAACGCGAGGGCCGTCATCTTCTCGGAAATAAGGTCGAAAATCCTGAACTCCGACTGGTTCAACGCTCGGCCTTGGGAGTGCGAAGACGCCAGAGTCTTTGACCCGAACTGCATGAGCGAGTTACGTTTCAAAAATAACATTTATATCATTCCCGGCTCAAGCTCGTGGCGGTCGGCGGTGGGATATAACATCATCGTCGGGATAATGGACGAGGCGGGGAGCTACCGGGCGACAGACAACTCCGACCAAGCCGAGGACATCTATCTCGCCCTGAAGCGGCGGCTCGGCTCCCGGTTCGAGAACAGGGGGGCCGTTATAATCGCGGGGTCTCCGATGTACGAATCGGATTTCTTGGAGACCAAGGTCTCCGAAGCGGAGAAGGGCAAGAACCCCCGCGTGATGGCAGTTAGGCGGCCCCTATGGGAATCGAAATACCACGACTGGAAAGGGGAGTTCTTCTATGTCGACCGGGTGGCCCGCCAAATCCTTGACGAGGCCCCGCAGGATATGACGAACGTGGACAAAATCCCGAAAATCCCGTTCCTCTATGAGGCATTTCAGGCGAACGCGACCAAGGCATACCGGGATTTCGGGGCAAGGCCCTCGCCGACGCTTCACGCCTTTTTCGAGAACCCGAAAGTCGTCCTTGAGATGGTCAACAAGGCCCGGCGCGAAGACCCGGTCGGAATCGGGGGCCGCTTCAAGCCGTGGTTTAAGCCCTATCATCCTTCGGCCCTCCATGCCTGTCACGTCGACCTCGCGCTCTCAGGAGACGCTTGCGGAATCGCGGTCGGGCATTATGGCGGGGTGACGAGTGAGGGAGGGGTCAAGGTCGTCATCGACCTGATGCTCAGAATGACGGGGACGAGGGAAAACAAAATCGAGATTGCAAGGGTGCGTGATTATATCTACGCGCTTTCGGCTCTTGGCTTTAAATTCGGAATCATAACTTATGACGGATGGCAGTCCTCGGACTCCATCCAAATATTACAGCGAAAAGGTTATAGGGCCGAGGTCTTATCGGTAGATAAAACCCCCGTCCCTTATAACGACTTGAAGGAAGCAATCAATCAGGGACGCCTTGACTACTACATGGTTCCTTCGGGCGACAGCGGTAACCCATCGGCGAGTGAGGTCTTCGTAAAAGAGGCCATGCAACTCGAAGAAATTGAAGGTAAAAAAGTCGACCATCCCCCCAAAGGCTCGAAGGACGTTTCCGATGCCGTCGCGGGGGTCGTCCATCATATCGTCAAAAACAATCAATCGTTTATCGGCGTTCAAGCGAAAATCATTTAAGGGGTGTACCGATGAGAACAAAAAACCGGAATGTGGAATCAAAAATAATCGGGGGAAGGGGCGAAGTCCAATGTATCGTCACCGACCGGGGGCGAATCGTCTCCGAGGACGTGCTGAAACAGCATCAAGTCTCGGCCTCGAAACAAATCGAACCCACGATGTTCAAATACGGGCCGACCATTGACCCGCCGTATGACCTGAAAAAGCTGATGACGTGGATGGATATGTCCGTCGTTCATTCATCCTGCATTCACACGAAGGTTCAGGACTCGGTTGGGGTCGGATTCTATCTTGAGCCAGAGGATGAGTCCAAAATTAAGGACAAGGAAAAGGATAAGAACTACAAGACCCTGATTGCCTTCTTTAACAAGGTCAATCACAAGTGGGAGAATATTACGAAGCTCCTGCGGAAAGTCATGCTCGATTTCGAGGCTTGTGGAAACGGCTACATCGAGGTCAGTCGCGGGCAGGATGGAACCATCAACGGCCTGTATCACGTCAATGCGACGACGGTCAAGTGGGCCAAGACCAAGGATAAGCTCGTTCAGAAAATCCAGAACAAATATGTCTGGTTCAAACTTTTCGGCGACGAGAAAATTCTCAATCGGTTTACCGGAGACTTCAAAGACAAGATTGACAACGTCGACGAGATAGCGAACGAGATTATCCCGGTGACATCCTACACTTGGAAGTCTTCAGTCTACGGTCTCCCGGAATGGCTCCCGGCTCTTTACAATATGTTCGGCGATATGAAGGAGATGGAGTATAACATCGACTTCTTTACCAATTACGGCGTCCCGGCCTATGCGCTCATCATCGAGGGGTCAAGTGTCTCGGATGAGGTGCAGGACGAGGTGTCGAAATATTTCGAAACAACCCTGAAGGGGTCAAATCACAAGACCCTCACCCTCTCAACGCCGCAGGGCGTCAATATGCGCTTCGAGCGGCTGAGTGTGGAAACCAAAGAGGCGAGTTTTCGGATGTATCACAAGGATAACCGGGACTCAATTCTCACGGCTCATCATGTGCCGCCGTACCGGGCTTCGATTGTGGAGCAGGGGCAACTCGGCGGGAATGTGGCGACCGAAACCGATAGAATCTATCTCGACTCGGTGATTAACCCGCGCCAGTATGAATTTGAGTGGGTGCTGAATGAGCTTATCATCAAGCAGGGCCTCGAAATTCAGGGGTGGATTTTCCGTTTTGATGATATCAATATCACCGACCGCGAGAAGGATTCGAAAATCCATCAAGCATATTTCAACATCGGCGTTATGTCCCCGAACGAAATCCGTCAGGAACTCGGCTTTGAGCCGTATGACGACGGAGACCAGTATTTCGTGAGCGGCAATATGCTCCCGCTCGGAGGCGAGGAGGAGGAACCCGAAGGATTGACGCCGGGTCAACAGGCGGGCGAGGAGGAAGTCGACCTCCCCGAAGAAGGAGAGGAGGAGGAAGCGTGATATCACAAGTATTCAGGATTCAAAAATTCGAAGGAAAGAAAGCGGTCATCCAGATTTCCCCGGAAGGCCCGGACATCGAGGTCGAGGGGATTGAGTTCGACAAGTTCGTGATTTTCCGTTCTGAACAAATCCTTTTCGACGACCAATTAAAAACGCTCCTCGATGTTTTAGAGCAAACGGTTCCCAAGGACAAGCGCGTCCTACTTCTCCCGAAATTTATCGAGGTCTGCGAATTCGTGCCGACCGAGGAGGAGGCCGCCCCGGAAGTGGAAGCGAAAGCGGAGGCTCCGACGGTGGGGATTGAAACAGCAGAAGGTGTTATCGGGGAGGAACCGAATGTTATTGACGAAACAGAAACCGACAAGCCTCTCGATGAGGAAAATCGAAGCGGAACTGGCGAGATATCTGAGGGAGGAGTTCAAGAGGCAGGGTCGGGAGATAATCAAGTTCCTGAAAAAGAATAAGGTTTTCGACGCCCTCTATGACGACGCGAAGAAACGGTGGGAGCCCTATGTCTACGAGAAATCACAGCATCGGCCCTATAAGGAGTCGGGGAACGCCAAGCCGCCGCCCTCTGTCATAGTTCGGATGCTTGCCGGGGCGCAAGCGGCAATCGGGAACGTCAAGAAGACGGCGAAGCAGTTCTTCCTCTCGAAGCGCAAGGCCGCCGACATCGGGGGCCAGACCGCGCTCGGAAACCTCGGAATCAGCGTCAACTTCAAGCTCCAAAACCCGAAGATGCTTGATGCCCTGATGCAAAGGGGGACGAAAATCACCGGGGTCATTGACCAGAATACGATTCAGACCGTCAGGAAGACCCTCGTCCGGGAATATTACCAAGCCGGGGAGGATATCACGAGGGCGGCCCGCGCTCTCAAGGCCGAAAAGAAGCTCAATTACCTATTCGAGAACACCTATAAGCGGCGGGCCATGACAATCGCCCGGACGGAGACTCGGACGGCCCAGATGGGGGTACAGCATGAAACCTATGGGCGAAACGGCGTCCAGTCGAAGTATTGGATAGCGACGAACGACCTGAAGACCCGCGAGAGTCATGTTATGTGCGGCTCTCAGGGGCCTATCCCGTGGGAACAGCCCTACATTAACGGCCTTCAGCATCCCCTTGACCCCACGGGGCCGCCAGAGGAGGTAATTAACTGCTTCCTTCCGGGGACTTTGGTCTCAGGTGATTTTACGGGAGGCTCAAAAGCCTTCTATTCGGGGAAATGCGTTGAAATCAAGACCCTTCGGGGAAATCGGTGTTCCACGACCATCAATCATCCCGTAATGACCCTCGAAAGAGGATGGGTTCCGAGCCACAAGGTCAAAAAAGGCGAGACACTTATCACATATCGCCCGGATGTCGTGGGTGGCGTGTTGGGGGATGTAGACAATGAGAACCGTGAAGCCCTCATCCAAGATGTATTTTATGCGCTTGGGTCTTATGGACGACCATTTTCGAAGATGGTTAAAGTTCTGGATTTCCACGGCGACGGGAAGTCCATTCAAGACAAAGTCGATATTGTGGTGTGCGAGGGCCTTCTGGGTAGTGAGCTTGACTCCACGCCCGCGAAGGGCTTGCACGATAATTCTTTCAGTTTTCCCCGCGTGATTAAGAGTACCCTCATGGGAGAGGGCGCGTTTAATTTTTGTTTCCGTCGTGTCCACGCTCCCCCTTCTCTTACGCCAAGCGGTAAGGCATTGTCGTTCGACCTTGGCTCGGTCGTGTTTAATAAAAGACCACTTCATTTTCTCAGCTTCGGAGCGGCCTCGAATTTTGATGTCGTGCATTACGAAATTCCTGCGGATGGTCTTCCGTGTGACGCCGACAATCTTGGCAATTTGTTTAATGCTCATCCCGTCAAGATACTTTTTGATAAGGTCGTTGATGTTCGGGAGTTTGATTTCAGCGGTCACGTTTATGACCTCCAATCGCTCGAAGGGGTTCTTTTTGCAAACGGCATATTGTACCATAACTGCCGTTGTGATGAGGGTATCATTCGCCCGGATACGGTTTTCTGCAAGGCCGAGAGTACCGAACCCTGTACCGAGCCGTGGACGGGAGGCCCAGAGCCGAAGGCCGGGACAAGCTCCCGGAGGCTCACCCCCAGAGAGAAGCAGATGCAAACGGTATATGCCCGGCCCGCCGACCAAGGGGGGATAGGAATGATGGAATTGATGAAACTCCCGGAGCGGGAACACCGGGTAGTCCTGAAGCTCATCGAGCGGGGCCGAATCTCCCAAGCCCGGAGGATTCTGGCCCAGTATTCAGGGAGGACGGTTCAGACGATTAAGAGTATGCCGACATCGGCATGGAAGAAATCCAGACAAGCGTTCATAGATTGCGGAGGCGCATGATGATTACATTCAAAATTACAGGAACCCGGTCGACGTATCGGGCCTTTGCAGAACTTCACGACCTCGTGAGGCGCAGGGATTACAAGGATGCCATGATAGGGCCTTATGAGGATTTCAGCCTTCTCGATATAGGAATCATCGTCGACGGCGGTGACGAGGTCGCTCTCGCCAATGACTTCGAGGAAGTCCTCAAAGAAAAGAATTTTCTCTACAAGAGGACAGACGAGGTCGGGGTCAAATTTTACAAGGATAGGACGTACTGATGCCGATACTCGAAAAAGCGACAGTCGCGGATTGCGCGAGAAAATTCGGGGGCCGGGTGCTTCCGAAGACCCGTTCTATTGACTGGGAACCGGAGGGCCGGGTACTGAACAAAGAGGCTCTGAAAATGTATAAGGTCGCCCGGAACGATATCTCGAAATATAATTATGCTTTGAATTTCAGTTCCGAATCCGGGAAGGCGACCCTCAAGAGACTGGGAATCAAATCAAAAGCCGAGGTCTATCGCAGAATCTCGGCGGCCCGGCAGAAGATTCTCACGATAAAGCCGACGAAAGACCTTCATTTCGACCCGGTCAATAATGTCTACTCAAAGAAACGGGCCGAACTCCACGACCGGATTGTGACCCATCTCGTAAAGGACGGGACGGTCGCCGCGCCGGGAGAAGCGAGGGCCTTACTTACGGGAGGTCTGCCGGGTTCCGGGAAGTCCTCGATGATGAAGTCGGCGGTATACATGAACCGCCCTTATCGGTATGTAAAGCTCGACAGCGATAGAATCAAGCGTCTACTGGCCCGCGTGGACGGCATCCCAAAGCTGACCTATCAGGCCGGGGCCTACCATGCCGAATCAAACGACATCCTGAATCGCGCCCTCAAGCGGGCCGTCGCAGAAAACCGCTACGTTCTTTATGACGGCACGATGCACAGCGAGGGGAAAATCATTAAGGCTTTGGGGAATTTCAAGAAGGCCGGGTACTACACCGAGGCCGCGTTCGCCGACCTGCCTATGGAGAAGTCAATCGAACGGGCCGTGGCCCGGTTCCTCGGCAAAGAGGGCCGATTCGTTGACCCGATTTATGTGGCCTCGAACGGAACTCATAACATCAATAATTTCAATAAGTTAAAGAAAGAATTCTCCGAATGGAGGCATTGGAATACCGATGTCCCCTATGGAGAGACCGCGAAACTCAAAGCCGCAGGAGGGGCCGCATAATGGCGAATGAAAAAGAGGAAGAATTTTGGGCTATTGACGACGGCGCGGATGACCGGGACGACGTTATCGGTAACGCGAACCTCAAGCATAACTGCTATACCTGTAAGCATTTCAACGGGAAGCATTCATGCGCCGCCTTCCCCGACCAGATACCGAACGACATTCTGGCGGGTAATAAGCCTCACCGGGAGAGAATCCGGGGACAGGAGGGGGACTTTGTCTGGGCGAAAAAGGAAGAAAAAACCGAAAAAGGCTGAGACGGTCAAGACTCTGATTATCAGGGAG